TCACAACTTGGTGGCATAGGCATGGGTGTCGCGGGGCTTCAACAAGCTGGCGCCTTTGGTGAGGGCGGCATCTTTGGTGGGTTAGGGAGCCTCCTTGGCTTTGGGAGTGCCAGATAATGAGCGTATATAACCGCAAAATGTTTAAGCCGCGTAACGCCCGTAACGCGCTGAATCAGTCGGCGGGTATACCTAGCGTGCAGAAGTTCCAGACCGGTGGATCCGTTTTGCCTCCTAGGCAAAGAGTTTCTGGTGCCATACCAACTATTCCCGGTGTGGCTGGACAGCGTATGAGATCATACTCGGCGCCTGATTTTTCTCGGAGCATGATGCCCAGAGCAAATATGGCTGAAGTTGCGCGTCGTTACATTGCGGGTGAGCCTATAACAGCAAGTGAGTTCAGCGCCTTGAGAGGTGCAGAACAAGGATTCCTGTCTAGAAAAGGCTTGAGCGACTCGATGGGAGCCTTTGGCAAAAGCCGTTTAGGATCCGGCATCAAAGCTCTTCTTGGGCCAGCAGCGGAAATTGGCGGTCAAATACGCGGGTTTACAGAGGGTGCAACTAGCACAGCTGCAAAGACTTTATTTGGGTCTTCTGATGGATCTTTGCCTGCGGACACAATTCGTCCACCGGATTTAAGTTCAGATTACCTGAAGAGTTTGGGCATTGAGGTCAAGGATCTAACCAATTTACAGTCTCAAAGTGCACGAGGTGGTTTTCCCCCGCCTTCAGCGGTGCGTCCTCGTCCGGTTCCTTCAACGGATCAAATTAAGAATCCTTTTGAAAACGACCGTTTAAATCAACAACGAGTTGCGGACGAAGCTATGGCTAGAGAAGCTATGGCTAAAGATGGCGTTGTGGTTACGAACGAAGAAGCTGAACTAAAGGCTTCTGGTATTCTCCCCGGTAATCCAGAAAACATTGCTGAAGCACAGGCCAATCAAATGCGTGATCAAGAGGCTGATCGCACAAAAGAGATTCTTAAAGACGAGTCTCGCAGACAACAGAGTCAGACAAACCTGCCAGACGGCACTGACGCATCCGGTGATCCGTCAGAGACCGGCACCACTGGCGTTGTCCCGTCTACAAAAGAAGAGATTGAAAACGTAATCAATCAAGGCAACGAAGCAGATCAGAAGTCTGCACTAGACGGATTCATCAAGGAGTTTATGGATAAGGCTCCCGGCTACGAGGGTCTAGACAGTGGTCTTGTTCTTGCAAAGATTGGTTTTGCCATGGCGGCAGGCAAAAGTCCTCGAGCGATTCAAAACATTGCTTCGGCTCTTGAAGGTGGTGCCGACATGCTCATCAAAGACAAGAGCAAAAAGGATGAGTTTAATCGTCAACTTAAACTGTCCGCCCTACAGTACGGCTTGACCGAAACAGGGAAGTTGTCTGCACAACAACGACTTGATGACAGAAACTTCATACGATTGGCCGCAACTGGTGACATAACCTATGAGGGTAGGACATACAAAAAAGGCGAGACAATAAGAATTTCCACAACAGATCTGTTGGAATCTGATGGAAAACTACCTAAAGGCTTCACTGATGTTGATGTGTATTTGGACGGAGAGAAGGCTGTTCGTGATCGTCTGAAAACAAACGCCGCCGCAACTAACGCGTTGCGGGATGAACTCCTTCTTACCGACGCAGCGGCGACGGACATTCAAGAAAATTATGCCAAACAAGCAAAAGTTTACATCGACTCTGAAGTGGGAATCGAGTTTACGGAAAAGGCTTTGGTAACCTTGGCTGACGATGGTTCAATCACAGGTATTAAAGGTGGCATAAAAGATCTTGCTAACAAACTAGCTAACGCTGGTGGCTTGGATCTTGGCGCAAAGTATCAATCTAAAGCTGAGTTTGAAGCGGCAGTTCGTCAATCATTTCAAAAGCTGATTCCTGTTTCTCTTGGTGGAGTGCAAGCAGCAAACTCAATTTCAAACAGGGATGTTCAGTTTTTGGCGGACGCCTATGTTGAATCAGCTATTTTAGAGGGTGGCATCTTTAATTTAGCGTCAATTGATGAAGATGTATTGGCTGGTAAATTACAGAGTGTCATCAGTGAGTTCAGACGAAATCAAGCTGGCGCCGCTAGCAACATGCGGGGCATTGAGGATCGTTTGTCTAATAGAATATTGCCTGGTCAAGGTGAAGGATCTGGTCTTTCTCTTTTATCTGAGTCGCAGAAACGATTGGAACCATTTGGAGTTGGTCAACGGAGCACTTTAGGATTGGTTGACACCGGAGAGACGAATGCTCAAGGACTTCCAATATTTAGACTTCCGTCTGCGAATGTGTAGGAAACGTCATGGGTTCAATTATTGTTGAGACCTCACAGGGTCAAGTTCAAGTTGACATCGCCGGAGACACCCCTACCGCCGAGGAACAACAAGCGATTTTAAATCAGTTTGGTGGAGGAGGCGGAAGTCAGCCTACTCAAACTCAAATTGATTACGCCACCGCATCATTAGATGAAATTCGTGATTACTCGCGCCAGCGCAGACTTGCAGGGTTTGATCCTGTTAGTGGGGCGCAACTTACTGAAGATGAATACATAAGCAAATACAAAGAACCTGGTGTAGACTACCGCACCGGCTTGGATAGTGTCGGTGGCTTCTCTCGATTCCAATTTGGCCGCATGGATACCGGCGAAGAAAAGTCCAACTACCTCCGCACGGTGGTTGGCGACGGCGGTTATCGTGTTGATGCGCTTGGGCGGCACATTCTTACACAGGAAGGTCGCACTAAACTTGGTTTAGGTGAGGGTCGTGAGCTTGCAATTGATGAAGAAGGTTTCTCGTTCAACGATGTCAAAGAGTTTGCTGGCGCGGCTGCACTACCAATAATTGCCGGCACTGGAGCCGCGATTGCCGCTTCTGGTGTGGGTTTTATACCAGGCATGTTGATCGTAGGCGCGGCCACGGCTGGGGGCAAATTACTTGATGAAGGGATTGAAGCTGCCGAAGGATTGCAGAGGCAGTCCGTTGGTCAAATTGCTAGTGATGCGGCATATGAAGGCACGTTTGGTATGTTGGGCGAAGGTGTTGGTCGAGGCATTTCAAGGCTGTTTGGTCGTATCATTAAAGGCCCAGGCGGCGAGGCCAATGAAGCCTTACGCGCACAAGCCCGTGAAATAATCAATCAAGGCTATCGTCCTACGGTTGCTGGCGCCACAAGTGAAAGTTTTCGTCCTATTCTTAACCGCCTTCAAGCGGTGTATGAAGGCGTCTTTCCAAATCAAAAAGCAGCGACAGACAACCTTAATCAAGTGATCGCTGACTTGCGTGCTTTTGGAATTGTTGATGACACACAGATCAACAATCTTGACGAGATAATTAAACGCGACATTGATGAATTTTATAAAGGCGCAGATCAAAAATTAGCCGACGCTCAAATGCGGATGGATGATGCCGTCAAAGGCGAGATTGATCAAATCATGCGTAATTTAAAGGATGGCAAGACCATCCCCAGAGATCTGGATGAAATGATCCGTCGTCGTAAGGCGGTGTTTGATGAGGACGTTGACCGTCTGTACACCGTCGTGACGGAAAAACTACGCGGTCAAAAGATAATTCCTACCGCTGGTATAAAAGCAGAGTTAAAAAGGCTGAATCAAGAGAGCATTGCAGATATTGGCGCCACTAAATTTGCTTCACAGGTGGAGGCACTTGGAGATTTCGCCACTGCACAAGAGATTTCTAGAATTAGAACTGGTTTGACGGATGCGTCACGCAACCCAGCTCTCCTTAATGATGTTAATGTAGGCGCTCTTGGTGCGTTGAAAGCATCTGTAAATCAGGCTTTTGACGAGGCGGAGATTGGACTCGCAATCACAAGAGGCAGAATGAACGCCGGTGAGGCAGAATTCAAAGAACTTGGTGAGGCTTTAAATCTTTTAAGTAGAACCAACAGGTTCTACCGAAATGGTGTCGGGCGGTTTGACAACATCGTTGTTCAAGACATTGTCAAACAAGCGCAAAGCGGCCAGATGAACATGCGGTTCATCTTTGATAAGATCATACAAGAGGACAATCCAGAGGCTTTTGATCAGCTTATGAAAGCCATTCGTGGCGTTCCGACTGGTCGAGCGTTGGGAGCAAAGACAGGAATTGTAGATCTTGATGAAGGCACTCGTATTTTAAAGACTCGTAAGATCGGCAACAGAACCGTCGAACAAGCCTTGAACGACGTACAAAAGCTACCGCCGGATGATCTAACTCGCAGACGAGTTGAAAAAATTGCAAGAGATCTGGAGGCGGAGGCCGCTGAACGTGCCACAATCCGTGGCACAGGAGCCGAGCAAGCCGAGACTGTGCGTCAGGGTCTGTCTCGGATGTACATTCAAGAACAGGTTAAGCGTTCCTTGACCATTGATCCAGCAACGGGGCAACAAGTTATTGACCCCATTAAGTTGGTTGCCAACATTCGCCAAAAAGGCACAACAGTGGACAAGATGCTGGGTGATGACCTCAAAGCCGTCAACGACATTTTGACGGTGCTTGAGCGAGGCAAGGCCAATCTTTCTCCAAGTGTCGTTCAACAGTTGCAGAGCAAACCGCTTGGTCAGGCTTTGCAAGATCTACAAGCGGCAGAGGCGCGACGTGCAGCGGTAGATAGCAACGTAGTTATGCGGACTTTGGAGTCCACTACAGACCCAGAGGTTATTGCACAAACGGTATTCAGAAACCCCGCTTCAATTAGAGAAGCACAAAAGTTTCTTGGTAACAAAATCACCAACGTCAACGGCAGAGAAGTGCCTACCATGGAGTTGGTGCGAGACGCCGCCATGGGTAGAGTCTTGAAACAAATCGGCGCTACGGTGGATGAGGGCGGACAGATTCGGATGACGGATGATTTCATTGAATCATTTAAGTCAGGCCGTTTGGGCAATAAGTTACAATCTGTTCTCCGCTCTTACGGAGATGAAACACTGAACGCTATGTTCGGCAAAAATGCTGCCGAAGGTCTCAACACCATGGCGGAAAACATGGTGCGTGCTTCTAACGCCGCGATTGCTGGCAAGGGTGGTCTTGCCGCACCTAACATTGCGTTAGGTCTGGGAATCTTTCAACTTATGGGCAATTTGACCACGGCGCTTCCAACTGCGGTGTTATACGCGGGGATGTCAAAGGCTTTGCGTCAGCCGAAGGTGCTGCGAATGATGATGGCCTCTCGTCAGCCGAATAAGGTCAAAGACTTCTTATCCGGTAAGTTCAAGTCTAATGACCCGATTGCACAGGGTCTTCAAGTCTTTTGGCAAACTATGTCTGCGGCGACAGTTCAAGGCGGTAAAATGCTTGTAGAGCAAGGCGCAGAAGAGGCTAGACCCATCACAGAAGAAGCCAGACGACAACTTGCACCAACAGTTAATCAAACATTGCAAGCGGCTCAAGCGGCAATGTCTCAAGCACCACAGGTCGCCCCCGCCGCAACAGGCACGGCTGGGCAAGTTTCACCAATTCTGCTGCCGGATCCTGCGACTCAGGCTCTGGCGCAATCTCTTGGAAGGACTACTCCATGAACAAAGATCAGCTTCGTGAAGAGCTTGCAGAAGATGAAGGCTGCAAGTTTGAAATCTACCTAGACCATCTCGGCCTACCCACATACGGGATTGGACATCTCGTGGTGGAGGACGATCCAGAGTACGGCCAGCCTGTTGGTACGCCCGTCGATGAAGAGCGCGTGCGTCAGGTGTTCAACCTTGATATTGCTGTCACGTTGGACGAGTGTGAGGTTCTGTACCCAGACTTCTATGACTTGCCTGAAGAGTGCCAACTCATCATAGCAAACATGATGTTTAACATGGGGCGTCCGCGTTTAAGTGCTTTCAAAGGTATGAAGGCTGGTGTCGATGCACGGGACTGGAATCGTGCAGCTGACGAGATGGTAGACAGCCGCTGGTATGACCAGGTCACCAACCGCGCCAAGCGTTTGGTAGCGCGTATGAGAGCGTTGGCGGACTAGCCAACCTCCCCCCAGTTGTTACCTAGTTCCTGATCGACCTTGCTCGGCACCTTCAATGGTGTGCTGGTCTCCATGATCTCCGTGATTCTTGCGGCCTGCTTCTCGGACTCGACATTGAAACACAGTTCGTCATGCACGGTCAAAAGGGGCACCAGACCCTCCTTGTAGCACTCTGCCATAGCAACCTTGGTCTGATCCGCCGCAGAGCCTTGTATAAGCCTGTTGAGCGCCTTGTAAGTGAATGCGCGTCTCAGTATAGGCCCGTACTCCTTCTGCGCCTGCTCGAGCTTCATAGGCTTGCTATAGCCAAACGTCTTTGGCTCCCACATGTCAAACCGGCACAGACGCCCTGACATGGTGCGGATCTTGCCGTGAGCACTTGCTTGTGCCGA